ATGAAGGTCCTGCTTTGGGCGCCTACAGCTTTGTTTGCCTTGCTGTCATTGAGAGCGTTGGCTTTCGTGGCCTATCAAGGACTGAATGGAGCCGCCTTTGAAGAGGAAGAGATCATTGTCGCGGGGGGTCGGCTTGGTCTGCGGCTGGATCGCCTGGGGCATGCATAAGACCCTGATCGGACGATGGAGGAAGCCGTAGCTGCCAGGCCGCGAGGGGATTGAGGCGAACGGTACGCCAGCGTCCCCGGGGATGCTTTGAACATAATATACATTATGCGAAATAATGTATCGGGCGGCCGCAGCCTTCGTTGGCTCTGCATGGCAATGGCTGAGGCTCTGGCTTGGCTCTTGCCTCCCTGCTGGCTCCCCCGACAAGGATGAGATTGCAGCATGAGCAAGATCGATCCCCATGATCGCATCGACCTAACCGGCCCTTGGGCCGGTTTCGGATTCCAAGCCGGGCACATGTTCACCCCCGAAGGTCATCAGCTAGAGCCATGTGACATGACCTGGTGGTCCCTGACCTGCAACATTGCGCGGGAATGGCGACTGATGATGGCTGAGGCGGCTCCCCGGAGATCAGCTGCACGAAAAGCTTCGGCCACGGCGAAATCCAGCGTCATCTACCTAGCCGAAGCGCTCAGAATTCGCCGAGAACGACGGTCCGGCGTGCGTGATCCCGGCCCCGGCGCCGAGACGTCCAATGTGGTCTACATGAGTCGTGGGCCGAAGCCGCGTCAGCGCGTGTAAAGCGCTTCCGTAGGGGCGCTGCCCCTACACCCCCAGTACAATGCAATCTGGACGTGATTGGGGGGCGTATGGAGCGCGAACGGCCTGAGTACCTTCCGCCGATTGAGCGGAAGCGTTGGAATTTCCCGTGGCTGATTACCGGATTTTTGACTCTGGTGAGTCTTACAACCATTGGCGTGCTTACGCTGGGTCGCACAAACAGTGCCTGGAGTGAGCGTTTTGAGGGTGTGCGGCGATCCATTGAGGCCGCTGAGCAGCCGTCGACGGCTAGGACTGAGCTGCCGACGGCCAATAGCCCGGTGCCGTCGGCGCTTCCAGAACGTCAGCACGCACAGCCATCCCAGAATGCGCAGAATCTGCGCTGCATCAATGGAATGTTCTTCCGTCGAATTGAGGGGGGCTGGGAGAACCTTCCGGGCTCTCGGTGTGGCGATATCCCGGAAAGTACTGTCCAGTGCTTTGCAGGAAAGCCGTACAGGCAAATGTCTGCTGATGGAGGCTGGGTTCTCTCACCGCGAGATCGCTGCCCGTGACGCGTCACGATAATCAGAAGGTCGCCGGGTAAGGTGGCGTCTCCGGGAACGTCCCCATTGGGCGTTTCCCGACCTCAACCAGCGCATGTGGTGACGGCTCGGGTGTCCCGGATGGCGATGACTGAGCGATGCCGCGAGCTGGGTGATCCTGACTCGACTCCGATTCCTGGCGTGGTGCGCGATACGGGTTGTAGGCCGGGCCATCGCGTGCGATCGCCACGCATACCGGTAGCGAAATCTTTGCCTTGGTGCCCTGCTCTGTGACACACGTGCAGGTGGTGTCCTGCTCGGTGGTGCCGGAGGCCATGCAATACAGCTCAGGTTGCGATTGCACGGTGCGATCATCGAAGGCGGGGGCAGACCACGGCTGAAACTCCACACGTGGTTTGTGTTTTTGCACGTATTCTTCGCGGGTGAGGGGCCGTGCCGCCGGCATGCCCGCGCCCAAGGGCGCCAGGGCCCCTGCCGCCGGCAAAGCTTCGGCCCCCTGCTCTTCCTTCCTCGCAGCTTGTGCGTTGGAGGGTTTGATCAGGAACAGCCAACCCAACCACAAGATGCCTATCAAGGCGACCGCCACTGACAGGCCCTGCCAGACTCGCTTCGGTACCTTGAACTTGTGACTGGCCGTGTGCAGCGTTGCGCTGCGATACCTTTCATAGAGGTTCTTCGGGTAGACCCAGATTTCTTCTTCGGCCTTGTCGCGTATCCGCTCATCGTAGGGATCAGCCTGCACGCGGGTCCACGTCAGAACACCAGCCCGCTGCATGCCAGACGCTTCACTAGAAGTGGTCTTCCCTAGGCTGCGGATGAATCTTCCGCAGCGCCTATGTTTGCCAAGTAGTGATCGCCAAACCCTGCGGCTACGAACACAGCCTGGAACTTGGTGAAGTAGTAGTTCAGATCGTATTGATTGAAGTCCATCACCGTGATGTTAATCCCATCTTTGTGTGATCCTCGATCCAGGTAGCGCGCCAACGGAGCGAAGCTTGCGTCTTCGTCACCGACCTTCTTTAAGGCCTCTTTGAACTTGTCCTCTTGATGAGTGAACCAGAAAAAGTGTTCGAGGATGCAACGCATGGCGTTGGGCACCATGATCGCAGGCATATTGGAGTCGCGCGCGTCTCGTAGCACTTGCCACAGCGCCTGGTAATCGTTCATGAGCTCGGCAGCCTTCATGGGCACGACTTTGGTGTTCTCGGACTTCACAACACGCAGGAGCTGGCACTTCTTTGACGCCTTAGCAAGATCGGATCCGCCGATCGTCTGCCGAAGCACTTCGTGCAGGAAGAACAGATTGTGTGTCAGGACGATCACCTGGCGCGGCCTGGGTGTTCCATCTTCCGGCTTGATCAGCTCTCCGTAGATGATGGAGGCAATGTCAAAAACAAAATTGTGAGACAAGCTGGATATAGGATCATCAATGACCGCAATGGTCCTCCCGAGATCGACAGCGCCGGCTTCGGCGGTGTCTGAGCCGCCAAGGCATTCCAGGTAGTAGAGAAAGGAAATGAGAGTTTTCTCGCCTTCGCTCAATGACTTCATATCGCCTTCGGCTTGCCCGGGGCGCGCTAAACAATACAGATTCCCTTCGCCAGCTTTCCTGGCGATCGAGTATGACGCAATCCCCATCCGCGCGAGGCGCGAATTGATCTTATCCACCGAGGCAGCAACACCGCTTTGCACACGACGCAGTTCCTTTAGCCGGGCGACGACAGCCGTCAGCGCCTTACTTACCTCCACCTTTTCTTCCTTGTCCTTCTTCAGTAGCTCCACTAGCGGGTCTTTGCCCGCTTTGTATGTTTCATAGACGGGCGCCCGCTCCCTTCGCATGAGTTGCCAGAACATGGTCTTGATGCGCTCACGCTCAGCCACTCGATCGGCCACTCGGGTGTTGAACTGAGTGATCCGTTCGTTCACGGTAGCGATCGCTTTCGCCAAACCCTCAGTATCACTGGCTTCCAGCACAACACTCTCGCCCGGCTTTTCAATCTTCGACAGCATCGAGGCGGCGTTAGCCTTGATCTGCGCATGAACTAGATCCCAAGCCTGCTCCAGCCCCGGCTCTTCCTCGGAGAACGTCTGTTCGAGCATGGTCTTAGCTGCCACCTCGATCTCCGCAACACGCTTGGCATAAGTGTCGGAAAGCGACTGGATCCGGTCGAGCTTCGACTGCCTGTCTCCGTCCAGTAGCAACGCTAGATCTTCGGCAAAGCCAGCCGGTAGGCACTGCTGACAGAACGGGCACTCTGGATCATGCGCAAACTTTCGCCCCTGGCCCACCCAATCGCTATTACCCCACTTTTCGATGAGCGGGGCTAGACGACTGGTCGCGGAGACGGCGATCACCTCGCCCCAGATGGCGTCAGCTTCAACGATAGCGAGTCCAGTTAGATTCAGGGAAATCTTGGACTGGGAACTCTCCGTGCTGTTGGCATCTGCCAGTCTTTGCCTTAAGCGATCAAGGTCGTCTAGCTCTGCATCGTCAGCAACGGTGCAAGTGCCCAGCTCCTCGAAGAATTTCTGACGATCAGAGTGAAAGCCCTTCATCAAGTCCCGGAATGGCCCTTGATCGTGGTCAGAATGTGCCTTCCAAGCACCAGCAACGGCAATGTCCCGAACTGCCTTGCCTGCGTCAATCGTCTGCTGGATCCTCGCGTCCAACGCCGTGGATTGCCCTTCGAGCTTTTCGGCTTCGGCTTGCTTCTCTTCGATCTCAGCCTGGGTGGCGGCGTCTTGGACGCCAATGGTGAAGATTCCGGGCACACCCTCGGCCGTGCGGATTACTTTATCTACGAAGCGCTGGTTGTAGACGAGAATTCGATAGTCAGCGTTATTGCTAGTTTCCAAGGCGCAGTGGGCAAACTCTGCTTCGTTCCCGGCCAATCCTTGGATCACCTCGCCGATGGCTGATTTGCCGGCGCCATTGATGCCGTAGAGAAAAACTGGCTGGGGTGGCGTGTTCGACTCAAAGTGGATGGGGGTAGCTGTCGTTGGATGGAAGCTCTTGTATCGGCGAATGGATAGCCCCGTGATCACTGTGCCCCCCCCCTGTGCTGACCTATTCCCCTGATCATAGTCCTATCGGGGCCGCCAAGGGAAAGGTTGGGCTTTCCGGCTCTCGCCCACCCTGCCCTAGACCTCTGGCGATTAAGGCGGGGAGGGATCTGTCTCGCCTGTTGAGCGGCTTGCGGAACTCACATCCTTCATGCCGTACGTGTGAACGACAATATATGGGTCGCATAGCTGGACCGGCACAGGCACGGCCCAGGCGTCGGGCCTGTCTGCGCCTGCAGCAGCTATGAGCAAGGGCGGAGTGGCGCGAATACATGGGTGGTCAACCACCATGCGTGCCTACGCGCGGATGTTGAGCAAATAACCGCACGGCTGAGCGCGGTCTCGGTGAGCAGGTTGGCAAAGGCCATCCTCCCACACCCGTTTGGCTGGATCGGATAGGCGCCGCCGGCATGTAGTTAGGCTGCGTACTGCAGAAGTGCGTCACAGAGCCCTGTTACGACGCACCTTGGCATCTGACAGAAGCGAGTGAACTAGAGAGTTGAAGTCCTTGTCAAAGCCTCCGATCGACGAGGTTTCGACGTCCGGGAAGCACGTCCGCAGATACGTCGAGGGTACCCATCCTTCGTACTGAGGGGCGCCCAGACCGCCAAGGACATCCGACATCGGATGTATGGTCATCGCTGCGACAGCATGCTGAAAGGTCTCTGCTCCGAAGACCAGGTAGGGGGCTCGCTGCTTCAGGTCGGCCGGCAGCCCAGACTTTTCAAGTCCTTCTGTGACGAGACGCTCCAGCATATCAGTAGCGACGTTGCTGAAAAGCAGCCAGTCCTCAAGCGTTATCACAATGGAGAATATGTGGCATTGTGCACCATTCGTTGCGTCAGGTTCGCTAGTTTCCCGGTCAATGTTTCGGTAGTTCTGAAGGATGGCGTTGGCTAGATACTGGATTTCGCTGCGCAAATCCTCCAGCTTCTCGGCAACCCGGCCGCGCAACGCCAGACGCTTCGCCTTGCACTCGATGTACGCCCTGCTTTGATCTTGATCGATTATGAAATCGGCGCCAGCGAACTCGAGCTTCCCGACTCGCTGTTTGGCAGGCTGGGAGACGGAGTAAGTGGATGGAAGAGACTGCAGCATGCGGCCAATGATGTACTCGACCCCATCGCCATATGCTTTCTCAAACCCCGCGCCCTTGGTGGCTACGTCGAAGAAGATGCCCTCGGTGAGCCTGCTCTCCACTGCGTATGGTAGGGGGCAGATCAGTCTTTCGGGATGGTCCGCATCAAAAGCGACCAGCGGCTTGAAGTGAAGCGCGTTGAACGTGTACTCCCAACAGTCGCCAAGGCGCTGGTCCTCTATGAGCTTCTTCCGAATTTCGTCAGTCGTTCCCACGACTCTTGAAAAGAACCGCTCAGCAGAGCCCGGATCGACGCCCAACACTGAATAATCTGTGAGTCGGTTACTGCAAGGCCGCTGAGCTGAAGCACTAATCACAGCGAAGGCCATTACGAAGTAGGTGTCTACATCAATTCCGATCTGCGTCTCAAAAAAAGGGGCGAGACTATGGAAGCGATACAGCGCAAGGTAGCGCCCCATTTTTGAGCTGGACAATCTGCTGAACCGTGGGAGCTGCTGATGCGCGATCCGGTGAAGCGTCAGCATCACGCCCCCCATCTTATCACCGTCGAACACCGCCTCGCCGTAGTAGTAGAGCGCGTTCATCGCCCTTGCCAAATCACTCCATGAGGCCAAGCTGCGAACAGACGGCTTGCCGGAACGGTCCGCATGGAGCATCAGCTCTCTACCCAGTAAGTCGAGCTGATGGGGAAATACATGCTTCTCAAGGCAAATGTGCACACCGCGACCGTCGATATGCTGGTACTGGTGTGGCAGTGGAATGCCGTCACCGGTCAGCCGGCAGTAGTGCCAGAGGTGAATCAACGAATCCTCAAGTCCGAGGCCCCTCAGCGCTCCCTTCACTCTTCCGTAGTCAGCAGACAACTTCCTCACTCCTTGGAATAGCGCGCCATCGGGGCTTCATTGATGGTGCCTAGCACCGGAAAAATTGCAGGCGCCGGTACAGCGCTAGCAACAGTTTCACGCCATTGTGCCGGAAAAAAGGGAATAGGTAACTCGCTGTTTAGCAAGCGTAGGCTTGCTTCCTTTCGCTGCTGGACTCGACAGGAGAGTGACTTTGCCAACCCCCGATAAATCTTCCTAATCCTCAGTCCTGGTCGATGCCCACTTCAGGTCAAAAACGGACATAGGCCAATATCTGAATTAGGTCGGCCCGCGGTGAACTATTGCGCACCTTCTCCGCGACCAATGATGCACATCCCGCTTAGTGCGGATGCGAGTACTTCCGTTTCCGAATTGGGCGGTTGCTCAAGGTCATCTATAAAAATTTCATTAAATGATTTGGCCAATTCTGAAAGCTTATTGTGAGCGTTGTCGATTGAACTGATCACATCGCCAAGACTCACGGGTTGAGGCATGTCAGAACCTTGGTCGGAGTGAACGGACCACTCATTCGTGACCGAATCAAAGCGCACTTCATGGTGCCCGTTGGGCCCTCCGGCGGGCACGATCTGGGAGGGCTTGAACCAGAACGTGTGGACAAGCAGCCTGCGGCGATGCGATTGAATCTGGCCTAGCGTATTGAAGTACGGGAATGCAAAGAAAACTGCATGTCCAGCTGATTCAAGCTTTTGCAGGCGATCCAGTTGATCCTTGGCCTTCGTGCGATTTAGCTTCCACTCCCAAGTTGTTCCATTGACATATGCACGTTTGTATTGAATAAGAGCCCCTGTGGCGCCTCCAAATACGCCGGCGTCGAATCCCCATTGCGCCTCCTGTGCTTGGGTAGGTCCCACGGCAAAATAGGGCGTGTTGTGCTGATGTGACAGCCAGTTAATAAATTCGGTGGTGAGATTAAGCTCGACAGTCTTCTCGGAAATCATAGAACTCCCTTAGGATGCCTAACCAGCTGACAGCCGAATGTCTGAGCTCGGCCATACGACTTATCCACAGCACGCTGTATAGAGGCCCAGCCCTCTGAAACGAATCGATCTTAGGACGCCTGGGTCCGGCAAACAAGCCGAGCTGCAGCCAGCGTCAACACGGGCAGAGTATGCACTCCGGCAGATGCTCGAAAGCTACCTTTCCCTTACCCCCGATAAACATCCCTTATCGCGAGTCGCACGGCAGGATTTAATTCAATTAACGTGACGCGTCACGCCCGCTCACCCCCCACCCCATTGGCGCCCCACCCCTCCCCCACTATAGTTCCACCCCTCACAAGGACGAGGCGGCACACATGCCCTATATCGGAATCGGACTCCACGTACTGGCGGCCATCTACTTCGCGGTGCACGCCATCCGCTCAGGCCAGAGCCTCTACTGGCTCATCCTGCTCTTCTCGTTCCCACTGCTCGGCAGCGTCGTTTACTTCCTGGCGATCTACTTCCCGGAAGCC